GGGGGGGGGGGGAGCGATTTAAAATAAAAATTTATTTTCAAAAAAATTTTTTTTTAGAAAATACTTTTGAAAAAATAAAATTTACAGTGCGCTAATTTTTCAATTAATTTTTACATAATTTTTCATCTAAATTAAGTCCAGACAAAATAAGTCATTTTTTATGCTCTTGCTTTAAGTATAAATTGATTTTCTTTAAATATAATTGATTATTTATATTTAAAGAAACTTAAATTTCAAAAAATTAGAAAAATTCACTAATTTTTGTAAAAATAACACTTTTTAAAAATAATTTATATTTAAGGAATATAACTTTTAGCTTAAAAAAATTATGTTCTTTAAATACTAAAAAATTAAAAACTAGGAGAATTTGCAAATTTTAAACGCACTATGTATTTAAAGAATCATTTATTTATTTTTATGATTATAATTATCTAATAAAATGTATTATCATATTTAAACTAATATATTTAATATAAAAATTTATATATATATATATATGAAATACAAATATAAAATAAATTATGGTGGTAGTTCTTTTGTAAATAATAGTAGTTTAAATAACGAAAAAAAATGGGGTTTTGGGGTAGAACAAGAATTTCCAATATTTATTAAACCATTAGGTATTGACAAAGAAAATTTAAGAGAAATGGGATTTGAATTAGAATTATATGATCTAAATAGAATTAATGATCATATTAATCAAAAACCATTTTATTTTGCTTTTTTTCTTAACTTTGATATAATAATAAATTATTTTAATAACTATTTAAAAAGTGAAATAATATGGAATGATAAAGATTTATCTAAAATAATATTCGAAATTAATAATTTTATTAAAAAATTTATATCATTACGTAATAAAACAATATTATCTACAATAATTATTTTAGATAATATATATGATTTATATAAAAGAACTATAAGTATATATCATAGTGATTTAATGACAATACAAAAACATATTAAAAAAAAAGAAAATATAATTTATGAGGATGAAATTATAAAAATTTATAAGGATTATGATAATATTTATATTACTAATAGTATAAATTATGATTTAAATTTATCACCAGATATAGGTGGATTTGAAATAAGAAGTGATAATTTTAAAAACGTAACAGTTAAACAAGTTATTGAAGAATTAAATATAAAAAAAATAAATATTAAAGAATCACTTAAAAAAACGTTTCAACTAGAAGATGATAACATTATATTTATGGACCAAGAAACCATGTATTATGATGAAGATGATAAAAGATCATATTATTCGGGTGAACCAGAAATAAATATTACTTTACCTTATGTATTTCCAAATACTGATGTAGAAGATTTTAAAAAGCAACATATTAATTTAATGAAGTGTTTACAATATTTATCGCCATTATTCTTAGCTTCTTTTACAGGATCATATCCTAATAGTTTTGGTGATGATTATAAATATTTCGAAACATCTTATCGATTCCAAAATGGTTCTAGAATATTAGTAACAGATGTTAATAATATTTATAATTTAACATCTGATGATTTTGATAGACATGAAGGAAAAACTCATGAAACTATAAGAAAAATATACCAAAATAATAATAAAGAAGATCCTAATTATGATTCAAAAATAGAATTTTCAGTTAATAGAAAAGATGAAAAATTTAACCCCGAACAAAATAAATTTTTTGGTTTTGAATGGAAAGTAATTGATCAATTTCCTATTGAATATCTAAATAATATTACTTTATTAGTAGTTATGCTAGCACAACATTTACAGGATTATAATATTGATATAACAGAAGACCCACGAGAAAGTTTTAAAGTTTTGGATAGTGTGTTACAAAAATATTTGAATAATTCTACTACAGTTTCAGATGACAGTATTTGGCCTTATAAATTTTTAGAAAATGTAATTAAGGAAGGTTGGAATGTTTATATGGGTAATCATTTAAAATATGTACAATTATTAAAAGATAAACTAAGTTTAGATAAAAATTATTTAAATTTAGATGATAATAAAACAGCTTTTGATTTATTAAATAGTTTACACCATTCTCTTTTTGATTATTATAAATCAAATGATACAAATACAGATATTATAGATTGTTTCTACACAAATTTTAAAGATTTTAAAAAATATAACGAATTATATGATTTGCCTAATGTCAATAGAAGAAGTTTTAAAAATATGGTTAATATTATGAAGAAAAATGATATGGTAAATTTTGATTTATTAAAAAATAAAGTTATTAAAAATGAAAATTATGATGAAGATTATGATGATTATAATTACTATTTAAAACAAGAATATAATATGTTTATATAATTTTTAATTTTTACCAAATGCATTAAAGAAAGCCTCATACTTTAGTGCGTTACGAAGTAAATAAATTTACATTTAAAGAATTATTATATAATTTATATAAAGAATGATTATAAAACTAAGTGAAATTATAAATAATCAACCTGTTCTAAACTTAGGTTGTATTGGCCATGTTTCTCATGGAAAATCAACTCTTGTCAGATCAATTACAGGTATTAAAACACAAAAACATTCATCCGAGAAAGAGCGTAATATTACAATTAATATTGGATATGCTAATGCTAAAATTTATCAAAATAGTGAAGGAAAGTATTTTACAGCGCCTAGTGATAAGGATAATTTATTAAATGATGATGGTACTCCAATGAAATTGGTATCGAATATTAGTATGGTGGATTGCCCTGGTCATGAAGCTTTTATGTCAAATATGATTTCAGGTTCAGCAGTAATGGATTGTAGTATATTAGTAATAGCGAGTAATGAAAAGATTCCACAACCGCAAACGTTTGATCATTTTGAGGCAGTAAAAAGTATTGATATTAATGACTTTTTAATATTACAAAACAAATGTGATTTGATAAAGAAGGAAGAAAATGATGGAGTATTAAAAAAAATAAAAACCTTTGTAAAGGGAAGTGTAGCAGAAAGTTGTAATATAATTCCTTCATCTATTCAAAATAGCATAAATAAACAAGAAATTTTAAAAAATATTGTTAATATGTCTAAATTAAAAAATTTAAATGATAATATAAATGAAGATACTTTTATGATAGTAATTAGATCGTTTGATATTAATAGACAAAATAGTGATTGGAGTACATTAAAGGGAGGTGTTGTCGGAGGATCATTATTATGTGGGAATTTAAAAGTAGGAGATTATGTTGAATTAAGACCAGGTTTTATAATTGGTGATAAATATAGACCAATTTATAGTAAAATTAAATCATTAAAATCTGATTCTAAGGAATTAAAATATATTTTCTCTGGTGGTTTAGTTGGAGTATGTTTAGATTTAGATCCAAGTTTATGTAAAAATAATTTTATGGTGGGACAAGTTTTAGGTAATATAGGTAAATTACCTAGTGTTTATAATGAAATCGATATTACTTTTGAAGAATTAAAAAGAAATGATAATAAATATGAAGATTTTAAAAAAGATGAATTAATTGTTTTAAATATTAATGCAATGAGTATAGATGGAAAAATATTAAAATGCAAAAAAAATAATTTAAAAATTAAGTTATTTAAGCCAGTTTGTATAAGAGATAAACAAAAATTAAGTATATTTAAAAATAGAATTGCTGGAAGTTATTTATATGCGACTGGTTTATTTAAAGGAGGAATTGAATGTAAAAAAGATACAGATGAGGATGATGTTTTAAAAAATATAAAAAATAAGAGTAAAGAAATAATAGAAATAGAAAATGATATTAATTATAATAATATAGAATATGAAAATTATAATGAATTATTAAATAATATTAAATTTAAAAATATTAATAATAAGTTAAAATTAAATCCTCCAGTAATTAAAAAAGTTAATAGAGATATTATTTATTCAAATTATTTAGATTTATTAAATAAAATAAATAAAAATACAGATCAAATAAAATATGATAATTATTTAATAGAGTTTATCAAATCTGAATTAAGTGTTGAATGCGATAGAAATAAAGATGGTTTGATCATGAGAGGTAATTTTAGAAAAAGTCATTTTGAAACTATTATATTAAAATTTATTAAAAAATATGTAACTTGTCAAAGTTGTAATAGTCATAATAGTCAATTATATAAAAATGATAGAAGTTTATTAAAAAAATGTCTTGATTGTGGTTCAGAATTCACTATATAAAATTGAAAAAAAAAATAATAGATTTATATTATCATTATTATAGCAATATGAATACACATGAAGATAATTTAGACTATGATCTATATATTTATGATCTATTTTATAATAATTTACAAAATTATTATGAAAAATTTTATATTTTAGAATCAAAAAAAAATTTAAATGTATTATATGAAGAAAGAATTAATTTAATTGATTATTACTTATATTTTTTAAATGAAACTAAATCTGTAATTTGTAAGAGTAATATATCAAATGAATTTGAATTAACAAAAATTTATTTAGATGTAGCACCTAGAAATTGGTTTATTTTTAATAGAGAAATTACATTTTTAAAAACTTTTCAATCATATTATAATAAAATACAAAATGAAATTAATGATAATATTTTTAATATTAATTCACAAAAAGAAAAAAAAATTTATAGTAAATTTGGATATAAAAAATCTTTTTTTGAAATAAAATCTAATATATATAATTTATTAAAAATTTTATATGATTTTATTAATTATTTAAAGGATTATCAAGATAAGTTTATACTATACAAGTATGACAGATTTAAAACAAATTATTACTGAGTTAAAATTGAATTACGACACATTGAATTTTTTTCAAAATGATAACAATTTAAATATTGTAGAATATTTTAAAGAAGAATTATTATATCCAGAAGAATTAACAAAATGTCTATTAAATTTGAGTGAATCATATTTAAGAAGTATTTTATCAAGAGTAAAATTATTTTATGGAAAACTAGATAATGAAAAAATCAAAAATGATTTATTAAAATTAGATTCTTCATTAGAACCTTTATTAAATAAATTATTAATTAAATATGAATTAATTGAAGATGTAGAAGAAGAAGAAGTTATTGAAAGTACTGATAAAAATGAAAATATTTTAGA